GATCAATTAGCAAAACATATGAAGAAATTTGGAGAAGATCGTATTTTTGCTGGAGATTATAGTAAGTATGATTTACGCATGCCTGCCTCTTTGATTACTGCTGCTTTTAAAGTAATGATTGAATTGGCTGAAACATGTGGTACTTATACTGAGGATGATATTACTATTATGAAAGGAGTAGCTACTGAAGTGGCGTACTCGTGTGTGGCGTATAATGGAGATATGATAATTCATCGTGGTTCTAATCCTTCTGGTCAAAATTTGACAGTATATGTAAATTGTATTGTTAATTCTTTGTTACTAAGATGTGGTTATTACTTTTTAGCTCCTGGTAATACTATTCCTGAACCTTTTAGGGAAAATGTTGCTATGGAGATTTATGGTGATGATGTTAAAGGCTCAGTTCGAAAAGGATGTGATTGGTATAATCATATTTCTTATGCGAGTTTTTTAGCAGATAGAGATATGAAGTTTACTATGCCGGATAAAACTTCAACTCCGACTGCATACATGATTGACAGTGAAGCTGATTTTTTGAAAAGACATAATTTGTACAATCCTGACACTGGATTGATTCATGGAACTTTGGATGAAAATTCAATTTTTAAATCTTTACATTCTGTTTTACAATCGAGTTCTGTTTCTGCATTGGATCAAAGTGCTATGAATATTGATGGTGCTTTACGAGAGTGGTGGCAATATGGTAAGGATATGTATGAAGTTAGACGTGCTGAGATGAGAGCAGTCGCTGAAAAGTGTGAGATTACACATATGTGCGATGAACTAGATCGTACTTATGAAGATAGATTGGTTATGTTTCAAGAGAAATATGAAACGCAATCTAAATATGACAAACAATGTGGCATTGAAATTCCTTTTAATGAGGATGATCATTGTCTCGGAACTGTATTTGATAGATTCTTTGGATTTGAAAAATATCTTTCTTACCTTACTCTACCAACTATGTTTATCATTTGGTATTTGCTTGTTATGGAAAAGATTTATTTTCGTTATACTGGCTTTGATCGTCGTTGGTTAGTATTTATGATGTATGGTAATCTTTGGTCTTGGCTTCCTTGGTATATGATGATGTATTTTAATACTTATTTTGTTCCATGGTGTGTCAGGTATCTCATTTGGATCTGGAATGCTCCTGTTAGACAGGAAGAAGAACGAAGGAAACGTTGGGCTGAAGCTGACGCAAGGCGTTGCAAAGCTGCATATGCCGCCTGGGAAGCAAGAGTCAATGTCGAGGGTCGACTTGATTAAGCTTACCACCGTCTTGGGCAGACATTAAATGCAACCAAACTCCGGAATCATCCGTAGTATAAGTTTAAAATGGT